AGCTATACAAGAGTTTGTCATTATGTTTGGTGCTAACTCCTATAACGGCGGTGTAACAGGAAGTGCATTTGATCCTATGTTAGTTCGCTGGTCAGATCAGGCTAATGCGTATCAGTGGGTTCCACAATTAACAAACCAATCTGGTGAATTCCGGCTATCAAACGGCTCGTATATCATGGGTGCAAGGGCAACCCGTCAGGAAATTCTAGTATGGACTGATTCGTGCTTATACTCAATGCAGTACTTGGGTGCGCCGTATGTTTGGGGATTCAATATCCTGATGGATAACATATCCGTTATGTCCCCGAATGCAATGATTACTATTAACAACGTAACTTACTGGATGGGTCTTGAAAAATTCTATATGTATTCTGGACGGGTTGAAACGCTTCCCTGTTCATTGCGCCAATATATCTTTGACGATATTAACAAAGATCAGTCATATCAAGTCTTTGCTGGAGCAAACGAAGGCTTCAACGAAGTATGGTGGTTTTATGTAAGCCAGAGCAGCGCAGGAACCACAATTGACAAGTATGTTGTATACAATTATTTAGATAAAGTTTGGTACTACGGAACAATGGCACGTACTGCTTGGATGGATTCTGGCATTCCTAATCCGATTGCAGCAGATTACAACGGGAGGTTGTTATACCATGAAGTTGGTACAGATGATGTTTCGGGAAATACGGCACTACCTATTGATGCTTATGTACAGTCTTCTGATTTTGATATCGGTGACGGGCATAATTTTGGCTTTGTTTGGCGAATTCTTCCAGACGTAAACTTTAATGGTTCCAACGTAAATGGACCAACAGTAACGATGACGGTTAAACCAAGACAAAACTCCGGTACACCATACGGCGCTGCTGATAGTCCAAGCGTTCCTAGTTACAACGACTATTCAAAGAGAAGCGAATACACCATTCAAGAGTTTGATGGTCAGGTATATACGCGATTGCGTGGTAGACAGATGAGTTTTAGGATCGAATCCAATTCTCTTGGTGTAGCCTGGCAGCTCGGCACTCCTAGAATTGACATCAGGCAAGATGGTCGTAGGTGATATGTATACTGATGGTAAAATAAGATGTATACTAGAGGCTCTAAAAAGGAGCTTTTATGAAACTTATAGATCGTACTGGTCAGGTGTTTGGCAAGTTAACTGTGATTGAGCAAGCTGGGCGTGACAGATTAAAGAAAGTGCTATGGCGGTGTAAGTGTGAATGCGGTAACGAATCAATAGTGGTATCTGGTAGTTTGGTAACAGGCAATACGACATCATGCGGTTGTGAAATCGGTAATTTTAAACATGGTGGCACAGGCAAAGGTTCTTATAATACGTGGCGAGCAATGATTAGACGATGCACAATTCCAACAGATAAAGATTACCCTCGTTATGGTGGGCGTGGTGTATCTGTTTGTCCCGCATGGATGGATTATCGCAATTTTGCTGTTGACATGGGTGAGCCACAAGGCGATGAAACCCTTGATCGTATTGACACATACGGAAATTACGAGCCAGAAAACTGCCGCTGGGCATCACCAGGAACGCAAGCTAGAAATATTCGCATTCCAAAATCAAGCAAAACAGGTGTAACTGGAGTTTTGTTTCATAATGGAAAATATTACGCAACGATAACTGTTAAAAAAAAGAAATACTATTCTTCAGTTTGCAATACCATAGAAGAAGCAACATTTTTGCGTAAAGAACTTGAAAGGAAATATTGGTAACATGGCTACTACATATAACGGCACTATACAAGTACCCACCCCACCAAACCTTCCTGTTGCGCCAATACAGTATAGCGCTGATTTTGAAAATCAAATGCTTAATGTATTGCGTTTGTACTTTACGCAACTTAACAACTCAGTGCAAGGGCTAAACTCCGTGGCTACCGCAACTAATCCATCGTATACGATTGTTAATAATGAATCGCCATACGCACTACCATCCTATATGCAAGTTGCCCGTGGTTTGGTGACGGGTTCTTCGGTAGTTAACATTTACGGCTATCAAGCTTCGGTAGGTACAACATTCATTCCAGTATGGGAAAACGCCACGGCATACACGTATCCAGCTTCTGCAACAACAATGCTGCTGTATAGTTCTTCAGCTTCAGATACAAACGTATCAATCGTAATCTCTGGTCTTGATGCAAGCTACAACCCAATATCAGAAACCAAAGTCCTAACTAACGGAACTACGGGCGTTACGACTGCAAACAGTTATCTTAGAATCAACACAATACAAACTACTGGTAGTGTTAACCCAGTGGGTACAATATACCTATCAAATGCGGGTAAGACTGTAACGTATGCCCAGATTGCATTAAGCGGAACAATATCCAACGGCAAAAACCAAGCCATGATATATACGGTTCCTAACGGTTATACGTTTTATCTTACTAGGGTTAACGCTTATACAAACCAAGTCGGTAACTTATCTAGCTCATACTGTACCTATCGGGTTGTAACATACAACTCTTCTGGTCTGGCGACTGTTTTGCTTCAAGCCCCTTTTGGAAACAACTACGCTTCTTTGAGGGTCGCCCCTCGTGCATATCCTGCAAAAACAGATATTCAATGGCAAGTTAATACCCCATCTAGTACAGCGGCGGTTGGTGTGGCTGTAGAAGGAATACTAATTGCAACGGGTGCTCCGTAAAAATATGGTTGTAAGTCATTGAAAATAAAAGGAAAAAAATTCTCACTGTAACATTGTTACAGTGACATTTGTAAATAACTTGATCGTATAGGGTGTATTGTAGGATAATATAGCAAACGAGTTTGCCATCCTTGCATTCCGTACACAATACTTTCAGGTAATACTGGGGTTTACCCTATTGTGGTTACGGTTATTGAAGGATAGTTATGGCATGGACTCAAGTACAATCTGGTGATGGAAGCACTTATTATGTAAGTGATACGGGCGAGATCTCGAACGATCCGTCTGTAATGGCAGCGCCACAAGCAATTACACCTGAAAATGTGGCAGCAGCGTATCAACAAGTAACAGGTACTGCGCCCTCACAAGATTGGGTTAATCAAACTGTTAATGCTTATCAGAGCGATCCTAACGCTACAATTGATAATGTAGTTAGGGATACATCTACAGCAGTCGCCACCAGTGGCACTCCCTTTACCAATGTTGCTGGCGATCCAAATAGTTTTGCTGCTGGCGCTCAATACTATCAAAGCCAAGGATATGTACCCGGAGGCACTACGTATGAAGGTGTGCCTACTTCATTTGTTGATCCAAAGACAGGTAAGGTAGTTGCTCAATATGGCGTAACACAAAAAGATCAAGGCGGAACACCAACGTCTTATGCCTCTAGTCAATTTCAATGGAACCCAACAAGCTCAGTTCCACAAGGATATACTACGGCTTTAGCCATTCCTCAGACCGATTACAATACTGGTATATTGGATGCCTTAAAAGGTGTTGGCATGGTTGCTGGCACTATTGGTGGCGCAGGTTTGCTTGATGCAGCATTAAGTGGCGCAGGTGCAGCAGATGGAATAGGATCATTGACGCAAGGAGTGACATCTGATTCTGTCCAAGCTTTTGAAAATGCTTTGCCGCAAGAATATAACATTCCTTCCAATTATCCTGTTGAGGCTCCCCCAACGGATTTGACTCCTCCCCCAAATACTCCTTCTGCACCACCTTTAAGTCCAGAACCTGAAACACCTGTTGACCCTAATCAAATACCACCTGATCTTCAGCCTAATCAACCTGAAACACCACCAACTGAAACACCGCCTACAGAAACACCGCCAACCACAAACACACCTCCTTCGCCATTAAGTCCGTCACAACTCACGCAGCTTGCAACGAAAGCACCTGGGTTGCTGTCATCATTATTGGGTAAGAGTGGGTCAACTTCTGGTGAATCCGGTCTTGGTTCATTGCTTGGCTTGGGTGCGCTAGGTGCATTAGGCGCAGCGGCATTAAGCGGGTCTGGTTCTTCTGGACCATCTACTCCATCGGCAGGAAATGCAGGATCTATTCCTACTAAGACTTTAAACTGGAATTACAGCGCACCACCTCCAACGGATAATTCTGGTATTGCATATGGCAGACAATATTTAAACCCGCAATATGCGGCGCAAGGTGGTCAAATGAAAGCTGGTGGTTTAGATGCAATGCAAGCGCTAAAGAAAGCTGGCTTGCCTGTAGATAGTCATTATGTAGCCCAGATGGAAGAGCTTATTAAATACGGTGCTACTCCAGAACAGGCTGCTCATGCATTAGCAAGTGCGCCTAGACTTAGATCTGGCGGAGAAGTGCATATGGCTTCTGGTGGCATAGGTGATTTAGGCAGCTACTCAGATGGTGGCAGAATGCTGAAAGGACCGGGTGATGGAATGAGCGATAGCATCCCAGCTACGATTGCCAATAAGCGTCCAGCCCGTTTAGCTAATGATGAATTCGTAGTCCCCGCAGATGTTGTAAGCGGATTAGGTAATGGCTCTTCAGATGCTGGAGCTAAAGTGTTATACAAGATGATGGATAAAGTACGTAAGGCTCGTACCGGAACCACAAAGCAGGGCAAGCAAATTAACCCA